GTACCTGTACCTGTACCTGTACCTGTACCTGTACCTGTACCTGTACCTGTACCTGTACCTGTACCAGCTTGTGTGCCATCGCCTGTACCATCTGTTTTTCCAGCTAATTCGTCACGTTTGGCTGCTATATTTTCAGGTACTGGAGGAATACTTACACCTGTTAATCTATCTATCATTTCACCAGCTTTTTTATCTTCTTCTGTTGCTTTTTTTACACTATATGCAGAATACAAAGGGTCTGTTCTAGGGTCTCCAAATCGTATAAATTGGTCGTTTCCATACGTTCTAGGTCGAAGAGAACCTAATGCATCACCTAATTTCCCATATCTGTATTCAAAATCACTCATGTCTATATCCCCAATATTACCACCTGTTTGATACCCTACAATCCCACCTTCCTTCATCATAGCTGGACCACCTACAGCTGACTGTGGGTTAGCAGCTATACCACTCGCTGCCATTTGTCTTGGGTCTATTTCTGGTGTCTCTGGTGGAGTGCCTATACCTTGCTCTGGAAGAGCCATATTTTCAGGAGCCACTGATGCGATACCTAAAGGAGCAGGTTTTGGTTTTACTTCATCTAAAAGTTGTTCTGCTACACTAGGTAAACCTTTTTTAGACGCTTGAAATCTTTTTTTCATTTCTCTACGTCTTTGTAATTCTCCTAGTGCTAAATAAATAGGCACCTCTCCTACAGGATTTTCAACATAATTAACTAAAGCCTGATCTGGTACTGTTTTTAGTCTATCCTGTAGCTGTATAATATTCATAACTATCTACCTAATTCTCTATATAATCCAAGACCCGCAATACCTAATCCTCCTACTTGACTAGCTAAACTAGGACGAGGGGCATATTGTACTTCAGTTGAGCCTAATGCACCTGCTTGACCACGAAGTATATTAGATTGAAACTCCAATAATTTTCTTTGATAATCTTGTTCTTCCTTAAATTTTTGAAACTCTAAGTTTGCAATCTCTTGGTCTAATGCTTGTTGTTGAGCAGCAGTAGTTGCCTGAGCTTTGAGTCTTTCTAAATTAGCAAGTTGTGTATCTCGCCCTAATCCACTTTGAGCTGTACCTGCTTGTATTCCAGCACCTAATCCTCCAAGACCTAAATCTGCTTGTAGTCTAGCACCAAATTGACCACCTGCTTGCTCCATTTGTCTTCTTTCTCTCTCAGCAGCAAGAGTTTGTTCATCAGCTCGCATACGAGCGGCTCTATCTTTTTCAAATTGTTGTTGAGCATTTAAGAAAGCATCTTGTTGTCCTTTAGCTCTCAAATCTGCTATTAATGCTCTAGTTTGAGCATCAGCTTCTGCAGTCAATAACGCCTCTCGTCCACTACCAAATGTGCCTCTGCCAATAGATTGCATAGCTGCTTGACTTTTAGCTATATCTCTTTGTCTTTGAGCTTCTAATATAGCTCTATCTGTAACTGCTTCACTAAATGGACTCATATATTGGTCTCTAGCAGCAGCATCAAACATACCAGGAGTTTCCATAGATAAACTTTCTACTGCACCAGGATTAAAACCCAACGCTCCTGTTATACCTTGTGCTCCTGCTGCTGTCGCTATCGTACCAGCATCATCTAATGTTTGCGTAGCTGTACTAAATTGCTCAGGAGTTTGTAAACTCATAACACCTTGTTGCACAGCTAGTTGCTCTGGAGTAAATCCTACTATTCTATCACCCTCAAAAGGTACATATTCTTGAACACCAGTCACATTACCTTCTGCGTCTGTGGTATATGTTTGTTTACCTGTTTGTGTCAATAATTCTTCATAAAAAGGTCTAGCATATTCAGGTAAATTTGTTGTAGTTGAAGTGGTTTGTCTACTGCCACCACCACCGCCATACTCAAACAGTCCTGTAGCGGGATTGATTGTACCTGAGCCACCTACTGACTTTAATAAGTCTGCTTCGTAATCATTAATGTGAGCTAGACGGGTATCACCCATACGTCCTTTAGACGCAAGGTCTTTGTATAGTAATTTAATTAACCATACTTTTAATTTATTTGGTACTAACTTTAACAACATCCACTACTCCACTGGTAATTCATAGAATACGAACCGTTTTTTATAGCCATATTCTTTCCACATCTTTTCCCAACCTGGTCTACCATGTGACTCTATTTTAATACATCCGTTGTCTCTTGCAAACTTTTGTATCTTTGGTAGACCATCAGGTATCCAACTTTTAAAGTCTTCTCCTCCTGTAAAATGCATAACTAACATTTTTATTTGAGGATACTGTATTACCTCTGTTATTAAAAAACCCACAATCTTTTTAGTTTCAGTATCAAAAGATACCCATAGTTGTTGGTCTTTTAATAACACATCTCTCAGTATATCTTGTTCGGTAAATCTACCGTATGTATATTTAGCACAGTTTCTTACATACTCTTCTATATCTTCCCAAACATCTGCGATATGTTCTTTTGGAACAATCGTTGCTTTCTTCAAGCTGGCATTAACCTCTCTGCGTTTATCTCTTTGCCCATTTTTTTAGTGCCTGTTCTGGCTTTTCTAACTCTATCCATCATATTAAAAAGTTTTTCTGCACCTGCATCTGAAGAGCCATTACCTAACCCACTAACCACATCTGCAGGTATAACAAATTCATTTTCCGATAGTAACACATCTTGCTCACCATCAATACTAGCTGGTATTTCATCAGATACTCCATCACCCATGCCTGTTTCTAAGTAACCACCTTCTCGCATACCTTCTTTATCTTTTGTCATAGAATCAAACAATTTTTCAATTCCCCGAGGAGGCTTTTTTAAATTTTCTATAATTGTTTCCAACTGACCTCTAGGAGACATATCATACTCATCAATATATTTTTGCATCTTTTCTCTATGTAATCTATTTAAATACATACGGTCAGAAACTTCATCTTCATCAAGGTCATAAAAATAATTTATTTCTTCTTCAGTAAGCTCACCAGGAGGCGTACGTGAAAGAGTAGGGTGTCTATCTTCAATGTAACCACCTTGTGCTAAAAGTCTTAATCCTGTGTTTCTATTTAAATTTAATCGTTTAGTAGGGTCATACTTTTCTTTGTTCATATCAGCTGTAGTCATGTCTGGTACCATTGCTCCACCTATTGCAGGTAAGCCAATAGCTCCTGCTTTTAGAGCACCTGTGGTCATGTCTCCGCCACCTAAATTACTTATAACATTACCTGGACTGGTAAATAAATTTTTAGCTGCTGTAGTTGCTGAGTATGTTGGAGTGGCTGTGCTTTGAGCAGCACCTAAAGGACCTACTGTTGCACTTGGAGTTGCACCACCCATTATAGTTCCCTTAGTAGGTGCTAATGCATTTATTCCAGATGTAGTTGAAGTTGCACCACCCGCTCCAGCAGTAGCTGGTGCTGAACCCATAGCAGCTCCACCAAGTTGACCACCACCATATCCTCCAAGACCACCTGTAACAGCACCCATTAATGGGTCTTCACCTCTTAGTGATGCTATACCTGCACCTGTGGCAGCCCCTGCTAATAATGCAGTTGCTCCAGGACCTGCTAAGAATCCTGCGGCTACTGGGGCTAAACCTGATAAAAAATTTCCAAAACTCATAGTGTCATTATAACCTTTTTATGTCCTTAATCAACGGCTTCTGCCCCTGATACGTGAATTGTTAGTCCTGTTGCACCACCTTTAAACTGTATAGTTTCTGCTGCATTTAAAATCTGTGTGCCCTTCCATTGAAAAGTAGTATTTGCAGCTATACTTTCTCCACTAAATAATGCATTCGCTGTTCCTGCTGTGCCTTGGTCAGGCACTAAACTTACAAATAAAGTTACTGCTCCACTTGTAGTGTTGCATACTGTGATATCTTTTACATAAGTACGAGTATTAGACGGACAAGTATAGATAGCTAAAAAAGCTGTAGTACTTGCTGCCTGTGCTAATCTAGCTGGTGTAATCTTTTGAAATGCCACTAATTATCTCCTAGCCAATTTAATGTGGCTAATGCATCTATCCTAGCTTTTACTTCGTTATTGTTTCCGTCCACTTGGTTAAAGTATAGACGCAACTGATTTACTAACTGTAACTGCTGCCCTTCATTATACTCTTGTGGTGGGTTAGTTAAATTAGGTCCTTTAGTTGATGGTATATTTGACATTATCCTCTCCTACCGTCTGGTCTAAAATCTACTCTAGTTGTACCAAGTTGCCACTGCACCCCAATATCTTCACTAGCTATCTTAAAGTTCATTTGTCTACCTCGTGCTCTAACATAAACTTGATTAGTATATTCATCAACAGTAGCCGTAGTTATAACATCTCTAGATAAGGTATTACTAACAACATCAGTTGTGCTAGTAGCAGCACCAGGGAAGTTCCTAACCCCTACTGTTACTTGTACTTCTGGGGTTAATGCTGCTCCTTGTGCGGTTGCAGTATCAGAGTTAGTAAAGTTTACATCAGGTATAACTCTTTTAGTTAATATAAATTGGTCACCATCATCAATACCCATATCTCCAGATTCAATAAATGATGATATAGCAGTTGGAGTTGCACCTGGCACAGCCACATTATCTTTACCATCCTCATGTCTATATACATAACCATTGAAAGTAGCTAATGGGAACTTGATAGTCCCAGCATTTGCCCATGCTGTTCTAGTTAAATTACCAAAATACCAAATCTTTTCTTCATAGTTGTAAATTACATACCTATCTATGCTATTAGAACCACCTGAACAATAGAACCAAATGACTTCGTTAAACTCACTGTTAATACCTGCAAAGTTTAAGAACCCACTATCTTTGTTCATATCTTCAAATACATACTGCTTTACAGTGCATGGCAAAGTATTAACTCTACCATCATACATAAAGAATTTATCTACTCCCATCCAATAAACAACATTGTTTGCCTCTGCTACTACTTTAGGAGCTATAATATTTATACTGTCACTAATCTCTTGAATAGCAAATACTTCTTCTGTCCCTAAAAACTGTAATGTTGACAACGCAATATCAGTAAAGATAAGCACCTCTTGTCTAGTTCTAAATCCAGTGATAATCTGTGAACCTTGTTTTACTCGTATAAACCCAGCAGTATTAGTAATCTGTGGTTTCCACTCTTCAGGCTGAGGTCCTATGTCGGGGTCTACGTTAGCCCACCTAATAAGCATTGGGTCAAAAGTCCCAGAGTAATCTATCTTTTGATAAGTCCCTACTGGACTTGCACTTCCGCCTGGGTCATAAGGTAATGTAATAGTGAAAGTTGTGCCAGAAGGCACGGTGACTACTTGAAACTCTCCTTGATATGCTTGTGGTGCTTGTCCATCAAACTGAACCCAATCTCTAACTGCCAAGCCATGCCCTGAACCTGTAGTTACTGTAGCTGTGGTTCCAGACCTAGTAATACTAGATATAGACTGTCCTGCAGTAAGAGCACGAGCATAAGAAGTAGCACGTAAACATAATAAGTGTCCACTTGCGGCAAACATAACTTTACCTACTTGTTCTGGTACTGCTCTTGAGCCAACTAATGTATTTAGTTTTACAACTCGATTTGATATTGAGGAGTCATAATCAAAGAAAAATATGTCACTATCCTCAATATTATAAATTACATCATTATTAATCTTGTCTTGAAATGTTATTCTTGGTGGTAAATCTACGGGTGTATCACTAGCAGAACCCCAAGTATTTCTATTCCATGCACCTGCACCCCAACCATAACCATATTCAACATTAGCGTTACCTACGGGAAACTGAAAAGCTGCTGATATACCTGTGCCACCACCTGAAGAAACTGTAGATGTAGCTGCAGCTGCAACCGTAATCTCAAAAGTGTTACTTGTAACATTGGCTATTTTAAACTCTGTATTTAAGTTAGCAGCAGATACACCACCAACAGCAGCAGAGCCACTAAAGGTTACATAGTCACCCTCTGAAGCACCATGACCTGTAATCGTCACCACAACCGTAGTTGACTCATCTGTAGTCGCAAAACAGTTGTCTGTTGACGGAGTCGTGGATGTAGTATAAGTATCTCTTAGAGGAGTCACATCAGTAAGGGCGGTTCCCTTAATGATATAATTCTTCTCGTTAGTAGCCACACTAATTATCTGGTTACCATCTGAAGTCCCATACTGTATCATGCTACTTGCTGTGCCAACATATGCAGTAAGGTTGATTGGTTTCCAACCGCCTATTTTTTCAGGGTAACCTTGTCTAAATCTTATTTTATCACAGTTGTACCAACTTCCTTCGGAAGAGTAACTACTTCTATCTCTGTTAATTCCTGGTTGAAATACAAGTTTCTTTAGCACGTTAGCCCTCTCTTTTTAATTCAAAATGTGGTCCATCTTTAAAAGATTTCCACGAACCACCCCACACATAATCTATGTTTGTAAGTTTTGATGCTTGACTAAAAGCAATATTAATTGTTTCATAATCCTCAAACTCCCAAGATACTGCACCATCTTTCCAAGCATACACATCTACTGCATGACCTGTAAGATGTCTTGAGTTCATAGTTTGACTTTTACCATCATCAAACAATTCTTTTTGTCTTTCTCTACTACGTAATCCTTCACTAATACCAAAGTCAATGGTTGACAAGCCAATCGCATCTCTAACTAACTTTTGTAAATCTGGATGTACACCTTCAAGTTTTGCCTGTGATTTTTTAGATAACTTAAACATTATTTTGTAAACTTCCCTATTGATTTAAGACCGAAGGACGCTCCGATTGACGCAAGAATTGACCATTGTAGCCATTCTGGGAAGGTAGCTAAGAACGTGATCCCCTGGCTTACGTAAGGTTGTAATGATGGTATAAAACTCACAATGATAAGGACGATAAAACATAAAGTCCAGGCTTCATCTTTCCAACTATCTTTTGTAGCGTCAGCCATAGTGTTTTCCCACTCAACTTTACCTTCTGCTATTTTCTTTTTGACAGCAGTCTTAGCTTCAATTTCAGCTATTTTTAAATCAGATTTAGCTTTAGACTTTTTAGCAGAGTGCTCAAAGTACCCTCCAACCGCTTTACTTAATCCATTTACTATTAGTCCAATCATACTTTCTCCTTTATGTCTTCATTATATATGCTAATGCATAATATGGTGGTAAGTTAGTTTGTGAGTTACCAGTAAAAGTGTGCGTATGTGTATCTCCATTTGAAGTCCCTGTGCTTTGTGAACCAGAAGCCGCACTTCCACCTGTAGAATAAGTGCCATAAGCTTGTGTATTATCATCTGGAGTACCACCTCCATACACTCCTGAAGAACTACCACTACCTTGAGGCGATGTAACATTATTTGGCCCAAGCATTAAGTGATAATGTTTTGGCATTTGTGCTTCTGTAAGAGCTGTTCCTGAATTAGTTCCTGATGGAGTTACTGTAGCTGAACCACCTGTAGCATTTACAGAATAACTTGAACCAGCTCCAACCACAAATCTATCTCTTAAATCAGGTGTTGAATTGTTTCCATCACATATTACATATCCAGAAGGAATAGCATCAGTAGCACCTGACCACAACATAATTGCACCTGATGGTACAGCATTAGCCCATGTAGGAGTTGACCCACTACCAGCTGATGTTAACACTTGTCCAGATGTACCTGAAGCACCGTCTACTGTTAAGTTTCCAGTGACAGCTAGTGTACCTGATGAGGTTACAGTTCCTGATGAATTTATACCAGCATTTGCCGTTACAGCTCCATTAAATGAAGCAGCTCCTGCATCTGACATATCGAGTGTCAAAGCTGTAATACCACTACCACCATCGTTTCCTTGAAAGATGACATCCTTGTCGCTAACCAAAGATTTTATGGTTAGGTTATCGCTATCCATGCTTACATGACCGACATTCGTACTACCATCTTTAAAAATAACTTCATCACCAGCAGCATCTAAGACAATATCTCCTGCTACATCTAGCGTCAAATCACCTGAACTTAAATCAATCTCTGTGCCATCAATAGTTATATTATCTACTGTCACTCCACCATCTGCTTTTAGAGATGATAAAGCAGTAACTGCGTCTACGACATTAGTGCCATCAACGTAAACCCACATAGTTTTACCTGCAGGAACAGCAATACCTGAACCTCCAGAAGTTTTTACCGTGATTGCATCAGCACAACCATTATTAACTAAGTATGGCTTTTCTATGGTTGGCACTACTAAGTTTTGTGCTCCACCTGACGTGCCTGTCAAGTTAAGTCTTAAATGACGGGCTGGTTGTGTCCCGTTTGAATTTGTTAAACTAAGGGTTACTGTGCCACTTGAAAAAGATACATCGACTGACTCTGCAATCGCCTCTTCTAACGCTGTACCTAAATTAGTATTAGTAGTTGTACCCCAACTACCTGATTGTTCCCCAGTACCAATTAGTTCTATTTTTAAATCTGAATATGAACTAGCCATTTTCTCCTCCTATTAGCCTGATTCACCTGCTAATGGAACACTTGTTACGTGAATCTTAGTGTGTTTCTTTTGATTCCACGCGGCACCACAATTTGAGCAAGTCCCTGATTCGTATTCCTCTGCATCGACTTTCATCCCACAGTGAACACACTCTAAGTTTACTTCATACTTACACTGTATTGTACCATCATCTAATTTTTTTGCCTCTATTATCATGCTGCTATATCCTCATAATCTGCTGTTTGTGAAGTATCTACGTCAGTCCAATTAGGTGTTTGTGATGTGGTTACGTTTGAATATCCTGGTGTTTGTGAAGTATCTATATTACCCCATACCAATGTAAACACGTTTGTTTCACAAGTGCCACTAACACCTGTAACAGCTACATTAGCTTTTGCTACTGTAGTGACTGAACCTACAGCTCCTGTGGCAGCTACTCCTGTAACAAATATATTATTTACTGTTATGAGAGTGACTGTTCCTAACGCACTTGTACCAGCTACACCTGTAACTGCTACATTTGCATCAGCTGTGACTGACTCTGACCCTAAAGCTGTTGTTCCAGCTACACCTGTGACTGCCACATTAGCATCTGCTGTTACTGATTCTGAACCCAGAGCACTTGTACCAGCTACACCTGTAACTGCTACGTTTGCTTTTGCAACTGTGGTTACTGAGCCTAAAGTACTTGTACCAGCCACTCCTGTAACTGATACATCTGCATCAGCTGTGACTGATTCTGACCCTAGAGCCGTTGTTCCAGCTACACCCGTGACTGCAAAATTTGCATCAGCTGTTACTGACTCTGACCCTACAGCACTTGTACCAACTACACCTGTAACAGCTATATTAGCTTTTGCAACTGTAGTAACTGAACCTAGAGCACTTGTAGCAGCCACTCCTGTGACTGATACATCAGCACCAGCTGCGGCTGTTTCTGATCCCAAAGCAGTTGTTCCAACTACACCTGTAACCGATACGTCAACACTTGTGCTACCTAAGGCAGAAAAAGAATCTTCGGCAAAGGTGGTAATACCAAATGGCATATTAGTTTCCTAGTGGGTTGTCATTAATAATATCGTAAACTTTAGCTAACTCTCTTTCCACCCAACCAGCTAACTTATCTTCCATGTCTTTCATCTCAACATCAAGTTTTTCAAGTCCCTCATACAGCTCTGCTGTTGATTTATTGTTAAACTGCACTCGCTCTTCAACTGAGGTTAATCTATCATTAAGTTGTCCTGTATCACTATCAGCTATTTTACCTTCCATAGCCACCAAACGTGTGCTTAGGTCTGACATCCACCATACGAACCCACCTGCGGCTGGCACCACCGATAAGATTATCGTAAGTAGCACTGCTGGCGAGAGCACCAATGTCTTGCTCATATATCATCTCCTGTGTCAATGACACTGTTTCTTGTATTGTAATTGTTTGCGGTATTACTTGCAAATAAACCATAGTTGTGATGTCTATTTGTCCTAAAGAACTAGCATTTGAACTAGGTTTGTTAGTTTTTTTAACAGATTTTTTATCTACTTTTGCAACAGATTTATTGTCTGTTGATTTTTTAACCACTTGTTTTTTTACTTTCTTTTTAGATTTTTTTTCTTTTTTATTATCTTTGCTATCACTTTTATCATTTTTGGCGGTTGCAGTGGGTTCACTGTCTGTGTTTTCTGATGTGTCAGATTCTGATAACTCGCTGTCAACATCTGTTTCAACCTCTGCCTCTGCCGTTTGTTCTGATTCATTTTGATTCTCCTTCATATCTTCTTCCATATTTTGCTCTTTTAATTCTTCAGGAACCTCCAACTCAACCTCAGCAATCTCCTCAACCACAGGCTCATTTACAACCTCAATCTCTTGAATCTCCTCAACCACCTCAATCTCAGGAACCTCTATGGATATTTCAGGAATATCAATATCTACAGAAATCTCTGGTACCTCAATATTTACAGATATCTCAGGCACCTCAGGAGTTATTTCACTAACCTCTGGTAAATCTGGTAAGTCAGGTAATGTAGGCACTTCAATAGCTACAGGTTGTAATATTACATCATTAACAATCTCTGTGTCTAAACTTAGACCTTCAATAAGAGTTTCCTCAATAACCACAATAGGTTCTATAACAGCTTCAACTATAGGTTCAACTACTACGGGTTCAACTACTACAGGAGCCACATACTCTTCTATGGTCAAAGATAAACTTAGATTATCAATGATAGGACCCCACCAATTACTAGAGTTACCTGTGTCATTACCTGTAATGGTTAAATTTAATGAGGTATCGTCTGTATTAAAATCCCCTGTTACATCTTTAGTAAAAGAATAGTTCTCCCACCTATTTTCATATGGCACAGCCACAGATTCTGATATCACCTCTATTTCAGTTGCATTTTCGAGAGTGATGGTTGACACAACTGTGTCATCTGCACCAGCAGTGCACCATTGACCTCCTGTATTACCACAACCGATAGAGTCAAAATTCATGTTAATTTCTTTTATTAAATGGTTTTCAGATACACCTGATATGTCTACATCTTGACTAATATTACCACCTTGATATCTAAATCTTACACTCTTAGACGCAGAACCAGAATAAGTCATTGGGTCTCTTTTAACCTTGTTTTGGTTGTTATCCGACAACTCCCAACCACTGGTATCAGTAGTAAAATTTGGGTTATTGAGTAGGTTGTCCGTAGTCGTGTCTGCGTGGCTGGCTAATGTTGATGCGAAGAGCATCACGAGAGCCCACAATATTATTGTTCTCATCTATAATCCCTAGTTCTAAATATTTAGCTTTCGCTTCTTTACCCACTAATCCATCTATAGGACACGGGCTTCCTGCAGCAAGCATGGCTGTAAAAACTCTATCGTCTTGGCATAAGATACTTGTAGCTGATACCTTAAGTCCAAGTTGAGCAAGACTTCTGCTTAATTTAATTCTTTCACAGTTTTTATCAATCACATGAGTTGCAAAAGAACCAGAGAATATTCCTGTACCAATCGCTCCTGTTCTCACCACTATACAAACATCACTACCACTACCGATAGATAACGATGGTGCTATAGCTGAAGGCGGTGGTTGGTCTTTATAACGTATGGTTGTATCTGCTCCAAAACTATCAGTAACATACAAAAGTAGCCACGCTGTGAATAATATTAAAAAAGCATGTCTAAATTGCATAAATTACCTCGCATCTTTTATTGCTTGTAGTTTAGTTTTCTCGCTACTGATATTTTCTGCGTCTATCTCTCTATCTAATCTATCTTTGTAACTACCTGCTGCAACTTTAGCATCGTAGTCAGCTTCATGTCTTGCTACTTTTTGTTCTAGCATAGTAGTTGCAATCTCTGTTCCAAACTTAGCTTCAGCGTGTTGTACCCAGCTTTCTGCATCTATAACTACATGTCGTAATACTTTAGTTTGTTTATCTGTTAACGTTATTGCCATAATTTTACCCTAATAAAAATCCTTGAAAGGTTGTATTTGCCGCTGCAATATCAACCACATCTGTAGCATCATATATTTGGAACACTACTGTTGCTGTATCTGCAGCGTCCATGTCTGCAACTGCTGTTACTGCAAAAGTGCCTTCTCCAGAACCAGATATATTTTCTGCTGGGTCAAACTCATGTAAATATGAACGATTACTTGTTACAATAGTCATACGCCCTGTGGTCATACCTGTTGTGTGGTCATGACATTTAACAATAGCATTTAAAAAATATGTTCCAGTTACAGGAGCAGTAAAAGTATTGCTAGCAAAATCACCATTTTTATCAAAAATTTCTGTACCAAATACTACTGTAGCAGCTGTGCCTCCACCCGTAGCATTGTCTTGGTCTGAAGATGGTGTAACGCTAAACGCTGGTTGTGTTGCATTTACCATAATGCCGTTTGAATCTTTTGTAACCACCGTTCCTGTTTCCGCTGGAACAGTTAAAGTATTAGTACCTGCAGCTGCTGGTACATCAACTGTTACTTGTCCTGAACTACTTCCTTTAATTACTAATGGCATTAGTCTGCCTCCGCTATCGTGTTACCGTCTGCTACCCATTCTAGTATTGCTTGGTAGTCTGTATTATCTGTTACTTTAGGTACATACGCTTTTGTATCGTCTTTAAGAGTAACTTCTAAATTAGCTTCATCACCACTCAAGGTTAGAATTTTTTTTACTGTTTTTATGTTAGTTATATCAATCATAATTCTGCTGATGCCCTCAATGAATTGCCATCAGTCATACCAACAGGACAAGCTTGTCCAGAAGTCAATCCTGATGAACCTTGTATGTCTAAAAATGCCGTTGTTTTTGTAGATGTTGCTGAAAATATACTCGTAAAAGCTGCTTGAGGTGCACCAGCACCATTCAAAGGTTTAAAACCACCTACAGCAGATACTGTTACAGTTGGAGCTGTTCTCATTTCATTAATTTGCCAAACTGCATAAGCTCTGCCTGAACCTTGAGCTAAACCAATAGACGAATATTTATCACCACCTGTGTCATTTAATTCTTGCCAATAATACCTTTGACATCTAAACAAACTATCACCAAACAACTCATGTTGAAAAGGTGGTATGCTGTCCGCATCAAACTCGCCTACTTCCATTTGTATACCAGTAATCAATATATTGTTATCTGTGCTACTGCTACAATTTACTTGACCAACAGCTTGATTAGCTGCTGTATAATTTTCCCATGCAGTTGCGGCACTTCCACTAGAATAATTTGACCCAGCAGCAAACCAAAATTGTAAATTCATGCCATGAGTATTATCTGTACCCATTTCATCACCTCCTGTATCAGCAGGAAAAGTAACTATGGCTTTTGTCCAAGTGTTGGCTGAACTAATTGTGTAAGTTTGCATACAATAACGATTGGTTGAACTATTTGCATCATAAAGTCCTACAACATGAGTGCCAGTTGTTGGTGATTTTACCCATGCAGCAACAGTAATTTTTTTAGCATCAGATGTTCCTTTATTAAATATACGCATGTCTTGTTTTTCAAAACGAATATTCAAAAATATAAAATCTCCAGCATCTAAACTTGAATTCGCAGTTGTACAATCCATTTTTAAAGAATTTGTAAAACCATATCCTGTGGGAACATCTGTATCTTGTGTGATAGTCCAAGTACCTGCACTACTCATTCTGACATACATTCTATCTAAGGTATAATCAGAGCCAGTATGTCCAGTATGTGATGTCCCTCTTTGAGCTACAGTCATACCACCATTGATGATAATAGGCTTAGAATTTTGTCTATCTAAAACTACGGTGTTATCTGCTACTGTGCCATGTAATGTTAGTGCCATAATCTACTCCTTTGGATACTTGTCTTTGATTGCTTTGATGTCTGCTTTCCAAGCGTCAATACCATCATTATAAATTTTATCTAGCTGTTCTTCTATAGCTGGATATTCAACTTTACGTTTTCTTGCATACTCAAGATTATCATAAGCAGTCGATAGCTCTGCTATCTTTGCTTGAATATCAGCTTTAGCTATAGGAGTAGTTGTCCACTCAATGTCATCAATATCTTCATTTTTTACAGTGCATACTGCATTAGCATCTATGGCTAGTATAGCTGATAATATATCTTTTCCTGGTTCTACGTTGACTGTCATTATTCAATCTCCACTAAAGCTACATGTGTTCTTGTTCTATTGGTATAACTAAGGTCAGTATCATTTTGTGTACGATTTACATAAATAGGTCCTGCAGAAGAACCGTCTCCAGTACCAAAATAAAATTTATAATCCACTTGTGAAGTTGTGCTAGGACTATCTACCACTGTTCCAGTTATAGTTGTTGCTGACCTATTGCCATCTCCATTAGTATCATAGTTACCAAATAATGCAGCTTGTTTATTACTTGAAGCTGTGCCAGATAAACCTGTTACATGTGAATATCCACCGCCACCAATTTGTCTATACAATCTTACCCTTAATCCTGCATGTTGTGTTTGTTTAACTTGAGGTATAGTAAAATGTATCATTATATCATTCGATGAAGATGTTGGTGTTATTGAATAGGCAATACTACCTGCGTGGTCTGATGTTGCATTTGTTACACTAATCGCATATAAAGTTGCATCTGAAGCATGTACCACTTGTTTTACTTTACCTACAAATCCATTCGCTGTACCACTATTAGTGATAGTTGCACCTGAATCAATAGTTAAAGTGGTGCCAGATTTAATATTTAAAGCGTTTGCAGAAAAAGATATATCAGTATTACCCCCTGATTGTATATCTATAGACCCACTTGTATCTGATTCTAATTTTAGTCCATCACTTGTATCTGCATTAATTTTACATGTCATAATATCACCCATCTTTGTCCACTAGGGACGGTTACTGTTACTCCACTTGCTATTGTTATTGGTCCTACACTCATAGCATTATAGTTTGTAGGAAAAGTATAATTAGCACTAACTGTTTCATTGTTTGCAATTATACCATTAGAGGATTCTAATTCTCTAGCCGATAAGGTTCCAGAAAGTGTAACATCTCCGCTTGCGTCTAATATAGGAGTTTTACTAGCAGGTAACGTACAGAATACAAATTTGGCTCCTGCAGAAAAGTTAACAGCACTATCACTGTTAGAACTTGATATAACTGTAGTACGAGCTAGAGTTGAACTGTCACTTGATAATGTACCTAATCCTACCTCAAACTCTGACCCTAGTTGAATACAATAATATGTAGTATTACTGTTTCCTATACCAGCAGCAAAAGTTTCAAATCCAGATACAGCACCAGCTAAAGTGACTGTCCCTGTCCCTGTGGTTGTAGTAGTCTCTTTGACTCTGTCGTTTACAACAAGTGCCATTCAACACCTCTTCTAAGCTATACGTATGATCGCATTAGAGGCATCAGCTGTAGGGAATACTATGGTAAAGTCTCCCGCTGTAGATGTTTTATCACCACCAAAATCTAACACCGCAACTGCCTTGTCACTTTGTGTGTCGTTATAAATTAACGCACCACGAGCTGTAATTGTAGCCGTTGAAAACGTCAAATCATTAAAATCTAAAATCGCTGTAGTTCCAGAAGATGTAGGAGCCACTGCAGTAAGTGCTGCACCTGCTGCTGTATATCCTGTCCCTGAAACTTCGTTAGAAGTTGTATATGCTGTGGTACCAGCACCTAAAGAAGCTGATGAAGTATATAATGCTAATTTAAAACTATCAGCAGATGTGTCACCACGAGCTACTGTTGTGCTAAACGCATGAATACCATTCAACAACTCAACTTTAAATGAAGTACACATCGCTTGTGAAATTGCCATTTTATATCTCCAAAAGTTTAGTTAATTCTGAATGCCCTGCCTTATGCAGTTTATCCGCTATGGTTGTATGATTAGACTTTATAGCCTGTTTCATATAATACACTAGAACTTGCCTAATGTTGTCTTTGTAGGCTAGTGCTTGTTCTTTCAATAAAGGGTTAGCATCTTGACCCACATAAATTATTTTAGCAAGAGCTAACTCTGCTACTTGTTCTGGTGTCATACCACCAAATGATGTGGTTTGTACATCATAGTCAACACCCTGTTTTATCTCTGCTCTATTATCCATTCTTTACTGATATCCTCTCTTGTCCGCTTCTGTAAGAATCACGTCTATTCTTACCATCACTTAAATTTTGTAATAACTGCATAACTTCATTATACCTTGCTGTGTACTGTGTGACCACATCTGGTTCTTCTTTCATAAACGCAGCTGCTTCCAATAATGCACCATAGAACAATGCAGTATCGAAATTGTCGCCCAACCAAGTATTACCAGCAGTAACAATACTTTGTGGATAATAGTAATAGTGTAACTCAGAACTGTAATTAGCATTAGGTGTTGGTCCTAAAATCATTGTTTCATCATCAAATATACCATAATATTCAGGTTTCCCAAAGAATCCCGAATCAGTATCAGGAAAAGCTTCCCTAATAAAATTAACATCTTTGTTTAAAAGATAAGTGTATTCGTTATCAGTATTTATAACAGCAATACTAAAAGTAGCTAACCAATCACTAGGTAGGGAAAAATATTTGTTACCTGATGTCATTGTGCCTGTTACATTCTTACGTAAGTCAGGTAACTGCACAGTATTAAATATACGTTGTTCAGCATTCTTAATAAACGTATTAACATCTGTGGTTGTATAATCATTCTCTGTGTATGATTTTATTGCTGCTACTAACTCGGTATATGTCATTATGCCATTGGTCCTCTAGCTTTAGTTCCTTTTGTAGCTGCTCCGTTACCACGAGTAACCACACCTTCAGTCTTTACATCCTTTTCAGGATAACCACCTGTATTAGGCACAGGTACATTTTCTGGTTGTTTATAGGTTGGTTTTACACCTTTTCTATCTTTGTTCATCATTTACTCCTAAGTTGTTGTAATAGTTACTGACCCTATTTGGCCATTACTTTCTAAATTATCTACTAATCCCTCTAAATTTAAAGGATTATTTAATCCTACTGGATCAAACCCATATTGATAATTCCTTTGTTCTTCTAGGTTTCTATCAGGTCTTGGGTCTTTTACTGCTTGTGGGTCATCTACAGGGTACATACCTTGCATGTTCTGTGGATGGTCTGGTTCCCAACACTCTTTACAAACTTTTATATTGGTTTCTGTGGTTCTTATAAATAAGTCTTTTAGTTCGTTTAACTTATAACGAAAGCCACATCTGTCGCACTCGGCAATAGTATATTTTGCTGAAGCGTACTTACTCATTTATTTCCTCTTTTTAACAGTTTTTTTCTTAGGTTTAGTATGACCATAACCTTTCTTTTTCAAGTCCAAATGTCTCTTAAAAGTCCCTGCTCTTACACCTTTACCTGACTTTTTATCATACATCATGTGTGGTTTAAAATTAGCCTCAGCTTTAGTTTTTTTCTTCATATCTTATCTCCTATATGTGTTGTCTACGTGGAACTATTCTAAGGTCAGCTTTTTCTCTATCTTCAGTAGAGGCTAATGCCCACTGTTCTTCATACTCTCCTTTTAAAAACTGAATCCTATCACCTGCTTGAGGTATTTTTAAACTTAAATAATAAGCAAGTCCTGCTATCAAACATGGTAAAAATCTAAACGGTATATCTTGTGTGTTCACACCATTACCCGCATCATCAATTCTTTTAAGTGCCCAATACACAAATGTATAACTATCATCCTCTGGAGTTGGCCATACATTTATATTCGGTTGTGCTGCTTGTCTATTTATCCATACTTGATTAGGTCTACCTGTAAGATTTTTACTAGGTATACTTGCATAAGTGCTTGCTGATATTCTGTTAATAGTAAGGTCTTGTTGATTTGTGCCTGTGCCTGTTCTAATTACTTGTTCAAGTAAATCAATAGTATCAGCTGGAAGATTATAAGTTATAGTACCTTCAGTTAAAGATACATTAGCCTCTTCAATAGTCCAAAGATTAACACCACGATTAGCCCACTCTGCAGTAAGTAGATTTAGACTTCTACGAGCTGTACGTAGGTCATATCCTGTACGCAACTCAGAACCACATCTTTCAAATGCTTCCTCTACAATATTATTTAAATCTAAATCAAACGTTGTTGTTCCTGATACTGCCATTATACTATCCTTCCTCTTGTTCTACCACGTTTAGCAATTCCATCACCACGATGGGCTTTTACTTTTTTAACCCTACCACCTGCTTTCTTTTTAATTTTCTTTTTAATTTTTGGTTTAACTTTTTCTTGTAAAAATTTCTCTACTTGAAAAGCATCTGGAATAAACTTAAAAAATTTAGGAAGTTTTGTTTCTGATTCTACTAATGAACCAGGACCAAATGCATCTCGTTGCATATCATACCCTCTCATTCTCCCAGTAGTTGGGTCTATTTCTTCAAATTTTTTTAAAGCTTTCTTTTTATTTTCTTTTTCTCTACTTTTTAATGATGCCATTATACTATCCTTCCTCTTGTTCTACCACGTTTAGCAATCCCATCACCACGATGGGCTTTGACTTTTTTAACCCTACCACCTGCTTTCTTTTTAGTAGTATTTTTACCTAATGATTTTAATGCTCTAATATTTTTTTGTTTCCTTAAATATTTATCTGTTTCTTTCTTAGTTTTTTTGTCTTGTACAGTACCTTGTAAAGTTGGAATAGGGTTTTCAAATGGGTATATAGATGTAGCTGTCATACCTGCTTTTTTAGCATCAATTTCTCTATCTAATCTTTTTAACCTTTCTTTTAAATTTGCTTCACCGATTGCTTTTGTTAATTGATTTTCATAGTTTGTATCATTATGTCGCTTAATCATTGCTTTTTTGTATAATTCTAAGTCAGCTATTTCATCAGCTTGTATATCGCTAATCATACCCTCTCGAGAAAAAATGACTGGTTTACCATCTTGCAACCTAAAACCTGAATAGTAATTTTTGCTTTCTACAGTTCCACCAACGGCTTTTTTAATTTTCTTTCTCATTATGTTTTCCTCTTCTTCCTTCTAACTGCCTGTACTCTACGTGGCTTACCAGCTGGTTGCCCAAGTCTTTTCTTTTGAGCAATACGCTTCCTTTTTTGAGCTGCCGTCATTTCTCCTGATGTCTTAGGAGTTTTACTTGACACTCGTTTACTAGGTCTGCAATAAGGTGTACCACGTTTCTCACCTTTTTGACGACCACAGGCTTTGCCTGTTCTTACATCTTTCCAGTCTTCCTTAAACCATCTTTTTAAAGCAAGACCTTTTTTAGTCTTACGGACAGCCATTATTTTTTCTTCCCACCTTTACCGTAGTTAGCAGCACCAACCTTACGGCATTTAGCTATGGCACCTGAAGCATACGCACTAGGAAAAACTCTATATCTAGCCTTAACTTTATGGTAGCACGCATCTTTGGTACTACCACCTTTTTTAAGTTTTAGAGCAGATAAAGTTTTTGCTTGGCCTGCATGAGATTTAGAAGCTTTTTTTAATGCTTTCACAACTTTACCGACTGTCTTTTTAGCTTGACCACCTTTTTTCATAGCAGGAGTGTATTTAGGTTTATCACCCATCTTTGGAAGCTTAGGTTTTTGTGGTGGTTTAGGTTTTCCTCTTTGAAGTAAATCTCTTACTTTAGGCTTTTTAGTTCGACCACCATCTCTTAAAGCTATGGGTTTCATTATCCTACTCATACCTCTAGATTTCATCATAATTAACGCCCCGCTTTTGTTTTACCACGCATAGCGATACCATCACGAGGACATTTACCAGTCTTACCTCCGTGTTTATATTTCATAGTCATACCGCCACCCATCATTTTCTTTTTAGCCATACCACCAGCTTTCTTACCTTGTTTCTTTTTGACTTTCGCAATAGCAGCACCTAGTTCTCCACCTTTCATAGCTGCTTTACCAGCTTTTTTAACATCACCACCTTTCTTCATAAAGCCCATTCTATTACGAACTTCTGTTGGTAGTTTAGCTAGACCTGGATTTTTCTTTTTATCTACAGGTTTCATTTTACCTGTACCACTACCTGGTTTTGATGGCTTCATTTTACCTGCTGGTGTTGGCATTTCCATTTTCTTTCTAGCCATACCACCATCTTTCATTTTTTCAATCATACCACCAGCTTTACGCTGACCAAGAGATTTTTTACCCTGTGCTGCAGCTTTTTTAAGGGCATCTTGTTTGCTTGATGCACTTACTTTTTTACCATCAACAGTGTATGTTTGTTTCCTAGTCATACCACCATCCATCATTTTCTTTTTGGTCATACCACCACCGTACATCTTTTTCTTACCATAATCCATTTCTAATCTCCTAAATTATTTACCTATCCACCAAGTTACAAGTGATCCTAAAATCACTCCAAATATACCAAAGAACCATATTGCAACGGCTTTGCCGCCTCTAATTTCTGCAAGAGTTTCTTTGATGTCATCAACAGACTTATCCATTTTATCGACTTTGACAATGATATGGTCTATATCCTTTTTCATATGATCTATCTCTGCCGAATGTACTGCTATAGTTTGTTGCACTTTATCTTCCATGTTAACACTTCCATCTCTTACGAGCTTGACGTAACCTTGAGTTAGGATTCTTAGCTGCTTTAGGAAACTTCTTCATCTGTCCTGCACTACGTGCACAAAATGATTTACGTCTCTTAGCAGCTTTAGAACCTTTTTTAACTTTTCCAGTTACTGCTGTTTGTAATTTACTACCAGGGTTGGCTCTACGATAGGCTGCTACACCTTTCTTTGTCATCCCCGCTCCAGCTTTAGTCTTTCTAAAATTACCAGACTTAACCGAAGTCTTTATTCCCATCCCTTTTTTTCTAGTAGCCATATTTAGCTATCCACAAAATAACACTGTGTTAGTTACATTAGTTATAGTAACTATAGCAAAATCTCTAATACTACTACCAGTCGAAGTTGTCAATATACCCATGCCAGGAAGAAACATATCTTGTGTTCCTGTTGCACTAGCTGGTGTTGCTATATTTAACAATTCTGTACCTGAAGTACTATTTAGATTTAATTTAATACTACCTCCACTACCACTAGCTAGATAATAAAACCCTTTCAGTCTAGTTCTAGGTAACGCTATGGACCCAGTGGTTCCTATACTTACGTTCCCTGCTGAAGCACCTGATGCTGTAATACTTGTAACTTTAGTAAAAAAATTAGTAGAATCAGCTGTCCCAGTGTCAGCACCTGTAACGACTTCTGTAGTTGAGTTTCCTGTTAGTGCGTCAGCCACAGTAATACCAACGATAGTAAAGGTATCTCCACTGTCGTCTCCTGCTGAAGTAAATCTAACTTTATAACCAACCCCGTTAGGGCCTGCGTCATTGGTGAGTAGGGTCAGAGCCCCAGCACCTGATATAGATGCTGCAGCTCTATAGTATGTAGCACTTGTGGAAGGGGTTACTGCCCATATTTCTCCATTACTGCTCATATTTTTCTCCTATTAACTAACTGCTGCACTAAAAGGTGTAGCTAAGTCTCCAGTACCACCTGTGATAACTGAAACACTCCATTTAGTTGAACTAATAGCTGTACATGTGATTGTAGCGTGTGTTACACCACCTGTTGTGCTTCCATTTAATGTAATAGTATCTGATGCAGCTGCTGTTACAAATCCTTCCATGTTATCATTTGTATCTGTGTCAACGATTGTTGCTGAACCAGTCATAACGTCATTTGCGTTTGCAACTTGAACTACCAAGTCTCCAGTTTTTGTTATTGAGTTTACTATTGTGAATGTAGCACCAATGTTATTTAGGTTGTCAATATCAGAACTTGGTCCTGAACTTGCTCCATCTGCTGTTGCATTTAGTGCTGGTAATGTGTAAGTTACTGCTCCAGCAGCATCATTGTGTACAATTTTGCCTGCGTGTGTAGCGACTGTTAAAGCTACGCTTGAGTCAGCATCTACGACATTAGCTGGTCCTGTGTTAATAAATCCATTTTTGGATATTACTGGACCCGAAAAAGTTGATGTAGCCATCTTATATCTCCATACAAAGTTAAAACTTATCTATCGTGTATGCGTCTGTTCGGGGGCAGTTAGATAAGTTCTATGTTTCCCGATAAGTAAATTATACCTACTTTGAGAATAATTAAAAGCAAAAAGAAAACCCAGCGAGAGATTAGCTGGGTTTTCAGAGTAAGTGTTCAGAACTATGAAAAACTGAACACTCTCAAGTGTGCCTATTAAGCACCTTGTGAGCCCCACATTCCTAATGGGTCGGAGAAACCGAATGAATATCTTTCACGGGCTTTGTATCTTACATTACCTGTGTCGAAGTCACCGTCCATAGATGTAGTTAATGGTGTTCTTACAAAGTATTTCATACCATTTGGTACATCTGTTGTTAAGAAGTAGCCATCAGTATCAGTTAAGTAATGATTGATAGCATATCCTTCAGGAATCGCACCGTTATTTTTCAATGCGTTGATATCGTTATCAGATGTACCGACTCTTTGGTCAGTATCTAATAGACGTGTAGCAACAAATTGTAACGCTGGTGGGATTATTAGTTTACGTGGTTTAGCAGCAATCAATAAACCTCTTTCATCAGTCCAAGCAGCTATTTGAATAACCGCATTTTCTAATGATGACTCGTTTAAGTCAGCAGCTGTTGATTGAGTATTGTTGTTTGTACCACCTGATACTAACGGATGGTCTGTAGCGAATAATGTTTTACCATCTCCACCTGTAGGACCACCTGAGAAACCATTGTTTAATACGTTAGCAGCTTTTACTTGTTTAGTATTAGCCATTGAACGTGCTAAAGCTTTTGTGTATCTCGCAGATAAAGTATCGTAAAGGTTATCCTCTACAGCCTCTTCTGTTAGTGAGAAACCTAAAGCTATGGTTTCGTGATTATATCTAGCTGTGAACGCTTCTTGAGCATTGTCGTAAGCGATAGCAGCACCCTCGTCTTTGACGGGAGCCTGACCAAAGCCAGATAGTTTTGTTTCTTCTTCGAAACTACGTTCTGATGTTTCAGACTCGTAGATTTCAGCGTGCTCTTCTCCATAACGACTGTATTCCATTCCGAATAAAGCATTAAGGCCTGGGAGCAACTCTTTTAATAACTGAGCTCTTGAAATTGCCATGATTTATTCTCCTTTAAATACCTGTTGCGTTAGTGTAAGAATGTTGAGCAATATTGAACTTCACTAACACGTCAGTAAACGCATCGCCTACTGAAGAATTTGGTGAGTCAACAAAATCAACAATTCTGAAAGCCTGTGTGGTAGTCGCTACTGTTGCATCCAATGCAGTTGTAGAGTTACCTGTCACAGTTGAACCAGTTGATGTAGATTGCACTGCAGCTAATGGAGCATTTGCACCAAGACCAGCTTGGGCAATAGATGCATCAGCTTGTATTTGAAATACTACATCAGGGTCATCGACAACATATCCAACAGCATCAGATGCTACTGTGTTTGCTGGAAAATACTGAGCGAAAACCTTTTGATTTGAGTTTGGGTCTGTATACGAACATCCAACGAATACTCCTATTGTTCCTGCAGGGAAAACTGAAGAGTTAGAACCAACTGTGGTTACTATCTCAAGTGTTCCTGCTGTAACGATAGATACAACGCTCCCGTTGA